GTCATATTGAGACGACATTCTTTCAAGCATTCGCTCATGGTATTTAGGGTGATAAGCCCTCGTCATCGTAATACGGTTTATAGTTCGGTCTATCTCATTACAATGGCCATCCATTCTGGAAAAATCTCCAAGTGCCATATGTGATATAGTTATTTGGCACGCTCTCGCGACATGACTCGCTATAGACAATGGGGTTTTAGAAAACGCATACCATGGTTGTCTGGCATAAAGCTCAGCCATGGGATAAGTGTACGTGGAGTACTCAAGCTTATCGTTAGCGTTAATCGTCGAGATGATTCTAGGATCATTCGGGCTTTCATAAGTCTCTTTCTTAACAAAAGACTGGACCACATCTGTGGAATTAGTTGTTTCACCGTTGATCAGAATTCTCCTTTGAGCAGGTCTATTCTGTCTTGCGTGAACTTCATCATATTCTGCTGGATGCATTTGATGGGGACGTGGAATGAGTTTCGCGTTGAACTCTGTCGTCACTCGCATTAAAAATGGCGTCATGGTGACAACAAGCTGGTTGATTCCAGTAATTCTTGACATTATGCCTCGGGCCTCATTAGGTTGGCCATTATTCGGTGAATAAACATCTATCATCATGGGTGGCATGAATGGTAATGTAGAGGGTGTGGATATGGAATGTCCAACAGTTGAAAACTCATAATGTTTGATGGAGTGTTGCACTGGGTACACAAACGGTGGTTTGTGGCCAGTCTGGTTGCGATGATACTCCAAAAGCACAAGCGCTGACGCTGTGTCGATGTCGGGGTGTCCGGCGTCCGTGAGTTGTTTCACCACTTGGGGTAACGTCAAATCAAGCTTAGACACTCGGGCAACAGCCGCGATAGCCTCATCTGCACAAATGCTTACTGTGGCACACGAGTAGGAATTAACTTTTGCGGTAGACATCTTCAAGGTTTCATCCTGCACTTTCATGCGTATATATCCTCCATTAGCTATGTCAAGCCGTTGTAATTCAGACCCATGCAACCATGATGACACGATGGCAGAGAATCCGGTCCATTTCTTTACCGGGGTCACCAGAATTAGATCATGGTGGTTGGAAGTAGTTCGACGGTCGATTAGGAAAGTGGCCGTCCACATTGGAATACCGAAGAGACGTTTCACTGCGATGAGGTTGTCTCCGGAATAGTTCCACACCATATGGGAATATGATGCTCCTCCACTTACTCGATATTCAGTGGTACTAGTTTCATCAAAGGTGAATGAATACTCCTTCTCCACAGCGGCAACTACGGTCGGCTGGAAGGTATAGATTAAGCAGGGTTTAAACTCTTTGCTCAAGAGGTAAGGCATGTCGATGTATTGGTCTACATCAACCATGGCTAGCAAATTATTTTCTTCGGGAAAGACCTCGGCTGGGCGAGTTTGTAAATCCTTATTCCAATAATAAGCTGTTGATCCTTGACGGTCATGGCGTTCATCGGAACGGGACCGTTGCACAAAATATGGGGTAAATCCAGTACTGCTACCATATAGGTCAATTGTGGCTGAGGCACTGCTTCGGTCTGCTGCAGACGCGGGGTGTGTGTGATCCCGGGGCATCGTTGTTCTTATCGTTGGTGTTTCGGTATATATAGACCTCAATGCTTGAGGTGACAACTTTGGACGTTCTGCTGTAGAGTCCAAGTATCTTGATATCCAGGTCCTGATAAGATGGCGGTATCCCATACCAGTGGCGGGAAACGTTGCGTAAAGGTACATAATGATATGTTCTGTTACGAACTTAAGTGCACCAAGAACCATCAATATTAGCATGGTCTGGGTTAACACTATCTCGTCATAGGTGTTATATTTGTCCAAAGATGCATTATCAGTGTACAAACATACATAGAGACTAGTGATTATAATAATCCATAGCGCTAGGCAACATAGGGCAATCGTACGAGATTGCATCGGGTGTGGGTAATTAGTCCA